GTTCGGGACTCAAAGGGGATCTTCGGATCCCCTTTTTTATTTCCTAAATAATTATATGACAATCACATCTTTACCAGCAAACATCAATCCATTGTCTCCCAATGGGTTTAAATTCGCCATCACGAAATTGCCTGATGTTACATTCTTCGCACAGAATGTAAACCTTCCAGGAATTACGTTGGGTGAACCTACATTCGCTACACCATTCTCAACACAACCAGTTCCAGGTGATACTCTGTCGTATGACCAACTGACAGTTAACTTTATGGTTGATGAGACTATGTCTAATTATAGAATCATCTATAACTGGATCGTTGCACTAGGATTCCCAGAAAGTTATGATCAGTATATCACTGGTCAAGCAGGTGACACTACTGCATATGGTGAGTTAGCAAAGAACTATTCTGATGCTGTGTTGCAAATTCTAGATAGTTCAAACAATCCAATCCAGAGCATTCAATTCTTTGACGTGTTCCCAACTACACTTGAATCTCTTTCCTTTGCATCTACTAATGACGATGTCAATTATTTAATTGGATCTGCAACATTCAAATTCGGTTGGTATAGATTCTTGTAAGGCAAATTTGCTTTTTTTGTAATAATGCGGTATAATGTATCGCATACAATTTGAGGTTATTATGAACATAGAACAATTGCAAGAAATGTGGGATGCTGACTGCGAGATAGATGATAACTATCTTGGTGAAACATCCACAGCAACTCCCAAACTCCACGCTAAGTATTTAAAACTACTTGTCAATGTCAAACTCAAACATACCAAGTTGAGTTCTGACGCAAACATTCTCCGTAAAAATAAATTTCGTTTGTATCGTGGTGAACTATCACGTGATGAGTTAACTGCACTTGGTTGGGAACAGTGGCAGGGTGTCAAGCCACTGAAGAATGAGATGGATGAATTTCTCTCAGGTGACACCGAACTAAATACCTTGAAGGTAAAAATTGATTACCTAGAAACGATGATATATTTTCTTGAGTCAGTTCTTGCTCAGATTAAAGCAAGAGACTGGCAGATTAAAACTGCTGTTGAATGGAAGAAGTTCCTAGCTGGGATGTAATGATTAAGATTGAAAAACTTGATGAAGTCTATGTTCGTGTGTTCTCTGATCCTAGTATCGAACAAGAGTTAGTTGACTTCTTCACCTATGAGTATCCAGGAGCAAGATTTACTCCACAATACAGAGCAAGATTGTGGGATGGAAAAGTTCGTTTGTATGATGGTGTGAGAAAGACACTTTATGTTGGTCTTATCTCTTATGTTGAAGAATTTGCTAAGAGAAATAATTATGAACTACAATATGTTAACCCAGAACAGTTTTTACAAAACGATATCGTATACAGTGACATTGAGCGATGGGTCGAAACACTTAATCCCCAATCCAAAAATGAAGCGATTACAGTCAGAGACTACCAGTGTGACGCTATCTACAAAGCAATTACTGCTGACAGAGTACTACTCTTATCGCCAACTGCTTCAGGCAAATCGTTAATCATCTACTCTATCTTACGATGGCATTTAGAAAATAATCGTAAGTGTATCATCATCGTTCCAACAACATCTCTCGTAGAGCAACTCTATGCAGACTTTGAAGATTATTCTTCTGCCAATGGTTGGGATACACGACACCACTGTCAAAAACTCTACAGTGGTTTCACTAAAGAATTTACCAAGGATGTATTGATTACAACTTGGCAGTCAGTCTATCTCCAACCAAAGTCTTGGTTCAAACAGTTCGATGTTATCTTTGGAGATGAGGCTCATCAATTTAAAGCCAAGTCCTTGACTGGCGTTATGGAAAAGATGGATACGATTCGTTATCGTATCGGAACTACAGGAACTCTAGACAATAAAAAGATTCACAAGTTAGTTCTTGAGGGAGTGTTCGGTCCAGTGCATAGGGTTACTACCACTAAAGCATTGATGGATTCAGGAAGACTGTCTACCCTAAATATAATGTGTGTGGTGCTAAAATACAACGAAGAGATTCGCAAGGCAAGAAAGAACAATACTTACCAAGATGAAATGGATTGGATAGTATCTTGTGAACCAAGAAATAAGTTTATACGTAATCTTGCTATAAATTCTGAAGGTAATACACTTGTTCTTTTCCAGTATGTTGAAAAACATGGAAAGGTGTTGTATGACCTTATTAAAGAAAAAGCGAAAAATGGGCGAAAGATATTTTTCGTCTTCGGGGGCACTGATACGTCCGATCGTGAGGCAATTCGACATATCACCGAGGATGAATCGGATGCTATCATCATTGCATCGTTTGGGACTTTTTCCACTGGTATTAACATACCTTCGATTGAAAATGTTATATTTGCGTCTCCTTCGAAAAGCAAGATAAGAAATTTACAATCCATCGGTAGAGGACTAAGATTAAAAGATGGAAAAACAAAATGTAATCTATTTGATTTGGCTGATGATCTCCATTGGAAGTCTTGGAAAAATCATACGCTTAATCATGCGGCTGAACGCTACAAGACTTATGCAGAAGAAGAATTCAAAATAAAGATAGTAGAGGTAGACTTGTGCTAACAGAAAAAGATGTCTACGTTGTTATAAAGTTAGTCAGTGGTGAACAGGTTATGGCTATTCTCGAACAAGAGGATGAACATATTGTTCAGCTATGTCATCCAATGACTATAAGAACTATCCCTATTGTTGGACAAGGGAGAGAGCATATTACTGCTCATCCATTCTGCCAGTTCACTGACGATAAATTTTTCTTGATAGAAAAGAAAAATGTTATCTTCATTAAGCGTCTACATCATATGATGATTCCCCATTATAAACGCATTGTTGCAGAACATGACAATGATTGGAAAATCGAATCCAATCATGTTAGAGAAGAACCAATGATTAGTTCTGAGGAAGCAAGAAAAAGAATCACTATGCTTGTTGGAATTGCTGGTATGGAAGAGGAAGAAGAGAAAGAGAAGCCAATTCAGAGTACTTTTGTAGAAGGTAACGAAACTAAACACTAGTAATCACGATCAACCCTAACATAGTGATTATGTCGCAAGTCAACTATAAAAGCAAATCTATTTTGTAAGAGAAATAAAATTTGTCTTTTCTGTCACTCTATTGTAGAATACTCGTTATGCTTTGTAAACACAAAGGAAAATATATGTTATGGCTCACTATGTAAACAACGCAGACTTCCTAGCAGCAATCGTTGAGATGCGAGAGAAAGTTAAATATGCAAAAGAAAATAATCTACCAGAACCCCAAGTAAGCAATTACATCGGGGAGTGTATTCTAAAGATCGCAACGCATCTATCATACAAACCTAATTTTATAAACTATTCATATCGTGAAGAGATGATATCGGATGGTATAGAAAATTGTCTGCAGTATATTAATAACTTTGACCCTGCAAAATCAAACAACCCTTTCGCATACTTCACGCAGATTATTTACTATGCTTTCCTTCGTAGGATTGCTAAAGAAAAGAAGCAGTCATACATTAAAGGTAAGTTAATTCAAGACATGCCATTCGAGGCATTTGAGTTACAAGAACAAGATGAGACAGGTGAGTTCCATAATGCCTATCTCGACTTCATGCAGAATAATAACACGTTCGATGATTTCATCGATCGCAAAAAAGAAAAAGCTGCTAAAAAGAAAATGGAAAATACATTAAATGCATTTATTGATGAGGTAACTGATGAGCAGTCCTATACAAGATCTATTGAAGAGATTGGGGTTGAGGGATTCGACAGCGATTCCATATCCAGCGTTTCAACATCGAGTGACGAGAAACCGAAGAAGAAGAGGAAATAGAAGAACCCTAAAAGGTTATTCTTGGGATGCAATTGACAATCAATTTTATTTGAACAAAATTATGAATGAAACAACAAACGAAAAAATCTTTTTAGGTGTTAGCGATTTTGATGACTTGATCACTTCAGAGATTCTGAAGCGTCGTGTTGAGTCAGGACAGCGCACAATCCATCGTGAGACTAATGTTCTCTGCAATCGTTCTCAGTGGGCTGGGTGGGCTGAAGAACATTTCCAAAACGACCAGCATGTACAAGGTAATTCTTCTAATGGATTTATTATCGAGCGTGACACCAATAACTACATAAAGTTTGATGTAAACTCGAACACAACAACTGTTCGTGCTTTTGGTGATGTTGAGTTTGCTGATGCAATCATTGCACTCGTTGAAGCCAATTTCGATATCGTAACTTCTCATATCGAATGGGTATATGGTGGTGATGGTAACTCTGTTAATGTTCCATTGAATCGTGATCGCCTTCCTGTTGACGAAATGTACCCATTTCTTGGTGATGAATCTCTTGGTGAATACTATGAACGCTACATGGCTTCTTCAGCGAACATTCTTCTTTTGATTGGACCTCCAGGAACTGGTAAGACCACATTCATTCGTGGACTACTTGCACACACAAACTCTTCTGCCATCGTCTCTTATGATTCTCAGATTCTTGAGAAGGATGGTTTCTTTGCTCGCTTCATTGAGAGTGATGACAATGTGATGGTTCTTGAAGATAGTGATGCATTCTTGAAGTCACGTAGCGATGGCAATACAATGATGCATAGTTTCCTTAACGTGGGAGATGGTCTTGTGACTACCAAAGGTAAGAAAATGATTTTCTCTACCAACCTTCCATCTATTCGTGATGTCGATCCTGCTCTTGTTCGTCCAGGTCGTTGCTTTGACATTCTTACTTTCGACAATCTGAATGTTGAACAAGCACACAAACTTGCCAAACGTCTTGGTGTTACTATTCCAACTCGTCCACGTGGTAAAGAAACTGAGCCATATAGCATTGCTGAAGTCTTTAACCAAAAGACTGAGGGTATGAAAGTTGCGACAACCAGAAAGGTAGGTTT